GCGGCGAGATGCGTGTTTTTGCAACTTGAATCGAAAGGAAATACGGATAATGATGGGTTTGAAAGCATCGATGAAACACAAGAAAAGCTACCTTTTAGTTAAGAGGAGGAAATACAATGTCAAAAGTTGTGAGGATTAGTGATGAAAACTATGATTTTATTGAATGCATGGCGTTCAGGAATGGAGTTCCGATAAATGCAATATTAAATGAGGTGCTGGAAAAATTCAAAAATTCGTCGCCGAATGATGTGATTTCAGTGGAATATCGGGGCAGAAAAGTTGCGATAAGGTAACAAGTAACAAAAGTAACAACAGGAAATCGCGCTATATATACGGAATAAAAATGTGAGAAATTCAAAAATATGAAGTCCCTATATAGGGTAAAAATCATTGTTACTTTTGTTACCAACCTCAAAAACCTGTCAACCATGCGGGTTTGATAGGGTAACAGACTTTTGTTACCGGAAGAAAAATTTTGTTGCTTTGTTACGAAGAGGGTAGTGTATGCACGAAAAAATAACAGATATCCAGAATTTGTTCTGGAAAGCGTATAAAAATTATAAAGGTACCGGCTCAATGAGTCAATACAATGCAGATGTCGATGGGATTATTGAGAAGTACAGGGATGATCATGCTATGTTGAATTTCTGCAAAAACTTGGCAATATCATGGGCGCCGGTTATTAACAAAATGAAAGAAGATGATTAAATGCAAGAAAGAAAAAGGGACCTATACGAGCCGTATTTGGACGAAATAAAGCAAATGCTTGAAGATGGGTGCGTAATTACCAATATACACAAGGAAATTGCGAAAAAGAGCGGAATTGACGCAAATGTTAAGACGATGAAGCGTTTTATGAGAGAAAAAGGCTTAATCCAGGAGTCTGAATGCGAAAAGACCGAAATCAATAAATTGATAAAAGATAGGTTCAAGGGAATCAGTGAATACATGGATTTCTACGAACGTTGGGTGCGGACTAGTTGTCGATTAAACAGAGCAATATCAAATCCGAATAGAGTGCTGATGCGGAGGTATTTACAGTAGCTGTGAAAAAAAGAAAGAGAAACCAAAGAAAAATGAAGTACATATCTGCTCTTCCTGCGGACGGGAAATTATTGGAGATTACGAGTACATAAAAACAAAGAGAGGGACAGAGTTGTATTTTTGTAAAGATATGAGGTGTAGGAGGAATGACTAATGCCAAAAACAGAAGAAACATGGATGGACGGGATCACTACAGAAATGATGGAGTATATATGCGACGACCTGTGCAGGCATCCAGATCAGCTAAATAGAACAGAGCTGGACGATAAATGCGCAGAATGCAAGATGGAGCGGTTTGTGTGCGATATTTTGAACCAGTATAACAAGGTGAATGATTTTGCAAACAGCCAGTGCGAGAAGTTGATGTGTGAGATGCATGAGCTGAAAGAACGAGATACGGCAAAGAAGCCGAAAAAATACGGAGTGACAGACAGCCAAGGTGTATTCCATCCATTGGTTGGAGTTGATGGAGTACCGTATGACTTATGCCCGAATTGTGATAGTAATTTATGTACAACTGGTATGTTCGGAAGAAGCAAAGAAAGAATGAAGTATTGTGAGAAGTGCGGCCAGAGATTAGATTGGAGTGAGGAAGAATGATTTTATTTTGCCCTGATTTAACGGGAAAAGAAGAGATAAAAGCAATGCTTATTGGCAACGGCGATTTTGTTAGACCAGTGTTGCATCCGCGTATTAAAGAGAAATGTGTAGCGTACAAGGATGGAAAGTGCATGAAATACAACAATGAAGTGGAGAGGGAAAGTGAAAGAACGAACATTTGAAGATATCCTGTATATGATTAAAAGATCGTGCGACAAGATTTTTTACAAAGGCACTGATTACGATGGATTAAAACCGGAGATTGTAAGATGCGCCACAAAAATTTACATAGAGCAGATGCGACAGAACGGAGGAATAGAATGACTGGTAGAGAATTAAGCGACAAATTGAATTATTTAGGGATGGAAAGAAAAATTAGAAAATTAGCGCTTGAAGAAAAAATGGAAACAGCGGAAAAAATTGCAGTAATGTCAACAATGGAAGTTTGCAATCTGGTTTCGAACGAGTATGAAATCGTATATAGCGAAAATGAAGAAATTGGGTTGGTTCACAAAGATAATCTAAAAGAGTATTCTGCGCTTGTAAAAATCATTTCACGTTAATTCGAATTTTGGTGGAGGGACAGCAAATGAACGCATTAGAGAAGATCGTGGAAGAAATCGAAAACATGAAAAATGACGTCTACGAAACCTTGAAAGAAGAAAGGAAAAGACATGGATCAAGCAAAACAGCAGAAGAGCTGGAAAGCTATCTTTATGGCTTGACCTGTGCAGTAGATATTGTGGAGAAGTATGTGGGTAAGGAGAATGTGGAATGAACGTATTAGAGAAGATTTTGGAAGAGACAAGCAATATTTACAGGGTTGTGGAAAGTAATGAAGATTTAGAATGGAACAGGGCAGTGAACAAGTGCCAGAATATTATCCATGGTTGCATGGAAGATATCCCGGATATCGCGAAACAGGCGAACGATATCCTTGAAAAGTTATCTTTCTTTTATGGACAAAGAGCGGGAAGAGAGTTGTGGAGCGATAAACCAAGAAAAGTGCAGGACGAGGACATAGCTTCATTCAACCGGGATATAGATTTTTTGCGGACAATCATAAATGACCTGAATAGCAAACGTTGTGGTTGGATTCCGGTAGAAGAGAGATTGCCAGAAGATGATGATATGAGATTCTATATGTGTATTGTCGAAAATCACGAAGAGGATTTGCCGATGTTCTGCCAGTATGATAGTGAATATGGATTTGGATTTTGGCATGATATTTACGATTCGACAAGTTTAGGATTCGTTGATACGGTGTTTGAAACAAATGATGAATTGGGGTATGAAAAGGTTGTAGCATGGCAGCCACTACCAGAACCATACAAGGAGGAATAACATGGACATTTTAATTACAATCGCATTCTTAGCCCTGTACTACATCCTGGGGCTTGGAACTGTAATTACTCTAAAGACAGGAATCGAAGAGGATGTAAAACTAGAAGGCGCGGATTACCTGATGGCTGCGGGATTCCCGATACTGCTATTTGTGGTATTTTTGGATTGGATAGCTCGAAAGATAGTGAGGTAGAAAGATGAAAAAATTTAACTGGGATGAATTTAAAAATAAAGAGAATAGGATTGCGGTGCACTGCAAAACCGAAGAAGAAGCGGTAGACTTTTGCAAGCAGATGCACGAACATGGAATGAAATGGAACGGTGGTTTTAGTTATTTGGACTATACGAATTATCGTATATACAGAGAAGGAACTTGTTATATAGCAAAAGGTGAATACTGTTTTAAAAATTATTACGAAAAAAGGGGATACACAATCTTAGAATGGAGTGATTACATGCAGAAAGAATTTACAAAGGCGGATCTGGAAGACGGAATGGTGGTGGAATACAGATGCAAGGACTATGGAAAGAGAATGGTGGTTGGAAATATGCTAATTGGAGAAGACGGGAGCAATAGACTCGAAGCCTACGAGAATGTCTTAACACAAGGATATGCAGAAAGCCAACTTAGCATCATCAGAGTGTATAAGATTAAAAATGAAAGAAACTTCAAACATATTATGGATGATGATAACCTCGAACTCATCTGGGAACGCAAAGAACCAAAGAAAATGACCATCGAGGAAATGCGACAGAAGCTTGAAGAGCTGACAGGAGAGGAAATTGAGGTGATGTAGGAATGACAAGAGATACTATGAAACGCAGAAAGGAGACGGCGGGAGTCATCCGAAAGATAGATGCACATGATATGGCAACGAAAAAGCCCTGCGAGACAGCTTTAAAGCAAAAGGGGCATAAAGCCTTTGCCTGTGATTTTAAAAGGACTGACAGAACAAATACGGACACTCTAGAATACATAGCGAGCAAGCACAACATCAAAAAGCTAATTCCGGGAGGTGATTGAGGTGGATAAGAATATAATCTATGAGTACATGGATGCAAAAGCACTTGTGAAAGAAACAGAGGAAGACATCAGACGGCACAGAAGAAAGACGTTTGTGCAGGATAAAGTGACAGGCAGTAATCCAGAGTTCCCGTACCAACCACAGAGCTTTAATATCTCTGGAAGTGTAGAGAACACGGTGAATATAGACGAAGAGGAACGGTTGTTGGAAGAACGAAAGCTGAACGCAAAGCGGATTAAAGTAAAAGCAGAGCGAGTAATCAATAAAGCTCCGGTAAGGATGCAGAGGATTATCCGGTTCAAGGTGATGCAAGGACTGACGTGGGACACTGTAGCGATAAAAATGGGAGGGAGATGCACAAAAGACAGCGTGAGAATGGAATTTCAGAATTGGATGAAAGAAAAATAAAGTTATTTCGTTTTTTTCACATTTTTCGCTTTTAGGAGTTTATAGTATAACATGGAGTTAGAAGTTAAGCTCTAGCAATTAACTTTCTTTCCAAACATTCGGAACACCGCCGGACTTTCACCCTTTCTCGTCTGGCGGTGTTTTCATGCGGAGTATAGCATCAGTGGTAGATGTGCGGGGTATCGCCGCGTCCTTGGTTCGATTCCAGGTGCTCCGCTTTGTGATGTGAGTATACAGGCTGCACAGCTGAGGTCTGTTCTGGGAGTGCGCACCAGACTTTCATTGCAAATGGTACCAAAAACGCAGATATCCGCAGATCTGTAGTAACAGTTAAAAGAGATTCAGCAATCTATATTTAGTGTCAGTGCCCGAGTGCGGATAGGGTAAAGGATGTCAATAAAAGGCATCCTACGGGTGTATAGCTCAGTTGGTAGAGCGATCGGCTGTTAACCGATTTGTCGCAGGTTCGAATCCTGTTATACCCGTTGTGGACTACTGCAAAGTTTCCTCCTTTTTTCTTATAAATTTTGATTGTGTATTTGGTTATTTTGGTTTTTGTTGGCGTTATTAATTCTTTCAGCAGTAGTCCTAAATTCTTAGCATCCAGAGATGGGTGCTTTTATTATGCTATAAAGGTGGTGAGTCGGATGGCAAAAGGTAAATATCAAGAGTGGCTAGAGCCGGAAGGCTTGCTAAAGATAGAGGGATGGGCGAGAGATGGTCTGACGGACGAGCAGATTGCAGATAATATCGGGATTTCCAGAAGCACATTAAATAGCTGGAAAGACAAGTATTCGGACATTTCGGACACCCTAAAAAGAGGAAAAGAGGTCGTTGATCGTCAAGTCGAGAATGCTTTGCTAAAACGTGCGCTTGGATATGAGTACACGGAAACGACCAGAGAATACATACCGGAACTCGATGAGATGAAAACTACGAAAAAGGTCACAAAGCAAGTAGCGCCGGACACTACAGCTCAGATATTCTGGCTCAAGAACCGGAAACCGGATAAATGGAGAGATAAGCAAGAATACGAGGATAGAACAGCAATTGAAAAGCTGGATGAAATCTTGAAAGGATTGCATGACAATGCAGCTAAGCAAAAAACAGAATGAGTACATAATAAACGCAACGCATAGATGGAACATTAAGTCAGGAGCGGTTCGTTCTGGAAAGTCTTATGTTGATACTGCTTATATCGTACCTAAAAGAATCAGAGAAAGAGCGGGAAAGCCCGGCTTGAATGTCATTATGGGAGTTTCGAAAGAGTCTATAGAACGAAACGTCCTACAGCCGATGAGAGAAATATATACCAGCGACCTGATCGGAAACATTAACAACCGGAATGTGGCAAGAGTATGCGGAGAGGATGTCTATTGTCTTGGAGCAGAAAAGGTTAGTCAGGTTGCAAAGATACAGGGAGCATCCATCAAGTATTGTTACGGGGATGAGATTGCAAAGTGGAACAAAGAAGTCTTCCAGATGTTGAAATCCCGTCTTGATAAACCGTATTCCTGCTTTGATGGGGCTTGCAACCCGGAACACCCTACGCATTGGCTCAAAGAGTTTATTGACAATGTAGAGTTGGACATCTATCTCCAAAAGTACACCATATTCGATAATCCATTTCTGGATCCAGAATTTGTTAAGCAACTCTGCAAGGAATATGAGGGTACAATCTATTATGACCGCCTCATCCTTGGCTTATGGAAACGAGCAGATGGGGCAATTTATAAGCGGTTTGCGGACAACCCAGAAGCGTTCAAATGCGAAATCGTGGATGAGTTCTCTCCAGACTCAGAGTATAAGCAGTTCCGAAGGGAAGATATTACATCAATCGAGATCGGATTGGACTTTGGAGGCAATCAGTCTGGTCACTCTTTCGTTGCCAGAGGATATACGGACGATTACAGAGACGTGATTGCTTTAAAATCCAGAAGAGTCATGGCAAAGGATGAAAATGAAGACATCGACAGCAATAGGTTGAATGAGTTGTTTTGCGAATTTATCAGAGAAGTAATAGAACAATATTCGGTATGCGTGAAAAGAGGTGATTACGTGCAGTATTGTAACGTAGAGTCCGTATTCTGGGATAATGCAGAGACAGTGCTTGGTAATTCTATCCGTAACGCTGTGGAAAAGGAGTTTCCGTGGATCGCTGTCAAACCAGCAAAGAAAAGACCAATCAACGACAGGATCAGATGCACCGTCAAGCTCATGGGGGCTGGGCGGTTTTTTATTACGAGCGATTGCGAAAGTTTGCAAACGGCTCTTTCTGATGCAGTGTGGGACAAAGAAGTAAAGGACAAAGACGAACGCTTGGACGATGGCAGCACTGACATTGACAGCTTGGATGCGTTTGAGTACACAATTGAACGTGACATGAAATACCTAATTGAAGAGGTGGAAGATGTTTGATGGAATTAAGAGATTATGGAAAGGAATCATGAGGATGTTTGGATATACGACATTAAAACAGATCATCGGCAAGGATATCGCACTATCCAACGACATGATAGATGCAATCAACAGATGGAGACAGATGTTAAATGGTGATGCAGAATGGATTTCGGATAGCATTGTTTCTCTTGGGATTGAAGATGGAATTTGCCGAGAGTTTGCAGACTGCGCGCTTGTGGAAATGGAAACCAATATAAGTAATGAACGTCTGGACAAGATCTATCAGAAGAATATCGCGAGCCTGAATGAGAATTTGCAAGAAGGGCTTGCGCTTGGGTCATTTGTTTTGAAACCACTGGGAGAATCGGCTGCTGAATTTGTCTCAGCCGACAAGATTATCCCGATTAGCTTCGGGGATGATGGAAAGCTGAATGATATTGCGTTTTTGACCGTAAAAAAGGTTGGGGACGCTGATTATTTCACAAAGCTTGAACGGCACTATTTTGTGGATGGGAATCTGACCATAGAAAACAAGTGTTTTCACTCCCAGACAGCGAATGATATCGGTCTTCCGTGCAGCTTAGAAGCAGTGGAAGAGTGGGAAAATATCCTATCTGGACCGATTACATACCCCGGCATGAATCGAATGGACTTCGGATATTACAGGAATCCAATTAAAAACAAGGTGGATGGTTCTGCCTGCGGTGTATCAGTATATGAATCTGCCGCTGAACTGATTCGGAAAGCGGATACACAGGGGGCAAGGCTTGACTGGGAATACGAATCGGGCGAGCGTGCTATCCATGTGGATAATAGAGCGCTTAAGCAAGACAAGGCAACCGGAAAACTTGGACTACCGAAACTTAAAAACAAACTGTACCGGGGAATGAATCTGGATGCTGGAAAGGATCAGGAACTCCTGAAAGAGTATTCCCCAGAAATGCGAGATGAAGCCTTTAAACGTGGATTGGAAGAGTATAAGCGTGAAATCGAATTTTCCGTAGGTCTTGCTTATGGAGACCTGTCAGATGCGCAGGAAGTAGCGAAAACAGCCACGGAAATTAAAGCATCAAAGAACCGGAAGTACAACCGAGTAACGGCAATCCAGAACAATTTATATGATTGCTTGGAAGACTTCGCCGCAGGGCTTGCATTCTACAACAGTATGCTTAATTCGGGATATGAGTTCTCTTGCAAGTTTAATGACTCTATTCTGACCGATGAGGAAACAGAACGCCAGCAGGACAGGCAAGATGTGAGCATGGGCGTGATGTCGCATCTGGAATACCGAATGAAGTGGTACAACGAAGATGAAACCACAGCGAAAAAGATGCTGCCAGAGCAGAATCAAGTCATGGAGTAGGTGATCTGATTGAGAGAGGACTACAAGAAACAACTATCCGGACAGATCGAGAAGCATTTTTTGGATCTGGAACATATGATTCTTGAGGATATCGTCAGGAGAATCAAAAAAGCCGGAAAAATCACAAGCACGGCAGACTGGCAGATTAACAGACTACAGATTATCGGGTACTCTTCTGAGGACATCGAAAAGATGATAAAAACCGCGCTGAACCTGTCATATCCGGAAGTGTTTGAACTGTATGACAAGGTTATCGATTGGGAATATGTCCGCAACAAAGATATCTACGAACAGGTCAATGCGGAATATATCCACTACGAGGATAATAAGGAGTTGCAACAGCTTACAGATGGCTTTATCCAGCAGAGCAATGATGATCTGCGGAACGCCACAAAGTCCATGGGATTCTATGTGGACTACGGCGGCGGTAGGCTTGTTATGACTCCATTATCCGACATCTACCAAGGATACCTTGATAAGGCTATCACAGGTGTGGTTTACGGAGCATTTGATTATAATACCATGATACGCAAGGTGGTTACTCAGCTCACAAACAGCGGACTCAGGAGCATTGATTATGCGTCTGGGTGGCATAGCAGGGTAGACGTGGCGGCAAGGAGAGCGGTTATGACAGGAGTATCACAGCTTACTGGGAAAATCACGGAAATGAACGCCGAGAAGTTAGGAATAGAACATTTTGAGGTTGCGTGGCACGCCGGAGCGAGACCATCACACGCCGTCTGGCAAGGTAAGGTGTGGAGTAAGAAAGAACTTGTTACGGTATGCGGTCTTGGAACGGTCACTGGATTGCTTGGAGCAAACTGTTACCATGAGTATTATCCTTTTGTAAAGGGCGTGTCAGAGCGGAATTGGTCTGATTCTTGGCTTGCAGAGCAGAACCGAAAGGAAAGTATACCTAAGACATTTAACGGCAAGGAATACACCTTATACGAAGCCAAACAGCAACAGCGGAAAATGGAAACTGCAATGAGGGCACAGAGGGAAAAAGCTGTGCTGCTAAAACAGGGTGGAGCTGACCCAGATGATGTGATGATCGCAAAAGCAAAGTATCAAGGACAACTGGGAGAGTACACCAGATTTTGCAAACGAATGGGGCTGCATCAAGAGCGTGAACGCATCTATTACGATATGCGCGGCAGAGTGGCACCTGTACCAAAACGATTTAGGAGGTAGAAAATGAGTAAAGTAAAAGTAATCAGACAGCCAACAGCGGAAGCAACATTGATTTTTGAATTTGAGGTGGCATCATCAGAATTTCTGGTCAAGAATTTCACAGACGGAGATATCTACGCATCTCTGGAAAGGGACGCGACAAAAGAACAAAGTGTACTGATTCCGGCACAGACTGCACAGGTATTACAGTACGGTTCTTACGGCGGTGGAAAGAGTAACCTCGTCCAGATTATCCCCACAGCAACCAGCGAAAAAGGAGTGGAAGTACAATGTTTAAAATGGTAGATGGAACAGGAATCATAGGAGTGGATATGATCTGCCCTCTTGGAGTCTCCACTCCGCAGCCACCGAATTATGACAGGGTAGAGCTAGAGGGTACAGGAATGTTGGTACTTCCGAACAGCTTGGATGCTCCGCTTGAGAGGTTTGAGCTTGGTGGGAAGACGGAGCAGGTGAGTACAAGAGGTGTTAATTTATTTGATGTAAGCAAGGTAGTGCCAAATAACAATGTTATCAGAAATGGAGATGGCAGTATAAAAGTAATTGCGGATGAGTCAAATAATGGTTTTGCTGCAAATACTCCTAACACATTAAAAGACTATTGTCCGTTACTTATTGTAGGACAGACGTATACATTAAGCGCAAATACGGCAGCTACTACCAAACAAATCTATCTTAAAGAAAGCGGAACAGTGTGGACGTATGGGGAATCCGTACAAATAACAAAAGAGATGCTAGATTCTGTTGTGTTATTTTATAGTGACACAAACAAAACAAGCGTTATATCTAACATTCAGATCGAAAGAGGATCTACTGCAACAGCTTATGAACCATACACAGGCGGTAAACCATCCCCAAGCCCAGAATATCAACAGGAAATTAAAAACTCTGGGAAGTGGAATGAGGAAACGCAGAAGTATGAAGTGGATGTGAAAATTACCAACGCCGAACAGAATTGGAGCAAAGAACAAACCCTCACCATCACATCAGACCGCCCACTCACAAAATGGGACAGACTGGTGGAGCAGGGTGGACAGATTGGGTGGTTGTATAAGAGTAAAACGGCAACTATAACCGGAAAAGAACATTACAGTGCGCCATCAGAATCTTATTATTCGGGAACTAGCACTAACATGTACACAGTAGATTTCGGTCTTTTTATAAAAGGCGGAGAATATTGTAATAGGTTGCAAAGGATAGACGGTATTTGGGACAGTTCAAATACAAATAATATTGGTTTTGCCACTAATGCCTCAAATCAGATCCATATGCGGTTTTTTAATAGTTTGCTTGGTGTTAATGATGATGCTACCATGCAAGAGAAAAAAGCGGCATATATAGCATATTTGAAAAAAGAATATGAAAAAGGAACTCCCTACGAAATAGTATATCAGTCATTAGAACCAGAATTCATCCCCCTCCCACAATCCGAACAGAACGCTATCCGAGCATTAAAAACCTACTACCCTACCACAGTCATCACAGCAGACGGAGGGGAGCTTGACCCAGATATCAAAGTAACATACCGAAAGGAGATATGATATGAACTACGCAAAAATCATGGAAAACGGAACTGTAAGAATCAGCTCCATCAAAAAAGAGGGCTACAAACCACTCAAGGAAGAGAAACCAGAGGGATTTAGTAACCTTGTCTTTGTCGGCTACACAGAGACAGAAGAGAATGTAATCAAAGAATACGAAGCAGTGGATGACGGAATGAGCGCCTATGGTAAATTACAGAACGACCTGAAAGCAACACAGGCGGCGCAGGAAGTCACAGACCAAGCGGTGCAGGAGTTAATTTTAGCAACAATGAAAATGGGGGTGTAAGTTATGGCACAGTTTTTGGCAAACAGAATCAAAGGTGGACACTTGACAATCGATGATGTACCGGAGAGCTTGAAAGAGCAGGTACAGGCGTTACTTTAGGAGGAAAATACATGGGAATGAATTTTATTGAAGCATTAAAAGTGATGAAACAAGGAGGGAAAGTCAAACTTCCGTCTTGGGGCGGTTATTGGTACTGGGATAAAGAAAAAGAAACAGTCATGATTCAGTGCAGACCACAAGACTCTGACAAAGGAGAACTTCTCGACATCAGAGAAACTCAGAGAGTTGAATACACTCTTCAAAATGTGGCTTCTGATGAATGGATGCTTGCCGATGAAAGCAACTGTCCTGTATTAGGAGGAGAATTGACATTTCCGTTTTCCGATGCTATTAAACACCTGAAACGTGGAATGAAAGTTGCTCGTAAAGGATGGAATGGGAAGAAGCAGTATATTCAACTGGCAACTGGAATCTCATATACATTTGGAGACGATGTTGTAAATTGTGAGCATGAAGCTATAGGCAATCAGGCAATCGCATTTGTCGGAACATCTGGCGTGCAGATTGGGTGGCTTGCAAGTCAAGCTGATATGCTTGCAGATGATTGGGTGTTTGCAGAATAGGTAAGACATTGGCACATAGAGATATGTGTTATTTTTATGCCTTTTGGTCAGTAGATGAGACCTTAAACAGTCAATTCGTGGCGGTTGGTAACACGCCTAAAACTACCTAATGCGAAAGGAGATCGGAAACATGAAAACAGATTTTTTAAAAGGACTTGGATTGGAACAGGATACTATTGATAAGATCATGGCAGAGAACGGGAAAGACATTGCCGCTGAAAAGGCAAAGACAACCAAAGCAGAGGGTGAGCGTGACAATTACAAGAGTCAGCTTGAGACTGCAACGGAATCTTTAGAGAAATTTAAAGATGTTGACCCAACAGCTATGCAGGGCGAGATTGATAAGCTTAATCAGCAGTTAAAAGATAAAGATGCCGAGTATGCCGCCAAAGAAGCGGATCGCATCTTTTCCGACACCATCAAAGAAGCTATCAAGACAGCTGGGGGACGAAATGAAAAAGCAGTCATGGCTATGCTTGATATGGACGCTTTGAAAGAATCGAAAAACCAGTCTGAGGACATTAAGAAAGCATTGGAAACCGTAAAGGATTCTGATGCTTATTTATTTGGCTCTGATGAGCCTTTTAAAAACGCAGTGGGAGCAACTGGCGGCTCTGGCACAGGTGGAGATAATTTCTCGGCAATCAGAGCGGCTATGGGGCTTCCGGCAGAAGAATAATTTTGAAAGAATGAGGTAATAAGATATGGCGAACACAATTGCATTAAGAAAAGCATACTCTACGATGTTGGACGAAGTTTACAAACTGGCGTCTTTGACAGCGGTTTTGGATGGTCCGAATGAGCTTGTGAGAGAGGGAGCGAATGCGAATGAGATTCTGATCCCGAAAATGTCCATGCAGGGACTTGCAGACTACAATAAGCAGACGGGCTATGTTGCAGGCGACGTAACACTGGAATACGAAACAAAGAAATGCGGATATGACCGTGGACGAATGTTCACGATCGATGCTATGGACAATATCGAGTCTGCAGGTGTGGCATTTGGAAGACTTTCCGGTGAGTTCCTCCGCACTAAAGTGGTACCGGAGCTTGACGCATATCGTCTGGCAGGTTATGCGTCTATTGATGGGGTGACAACTGTAGCAGCCGCTCTCAATGATGGAAAGGCGGCTCTTGCAGCACTTAGAACAGCTAGAAGCAAAATTGAGAACGCAGAAGCAAACCTTGCAACTTGTTATCTGTTTATCAATCCGACAATCTACGGAATGATCGAGGACTTGGACACAACGGCATCCAAGAAAGCTATTGAGGGATTTGCCGGAATTGTCAAAGTTCCGGAGGGAAGATTTTATTCCAAAATCGATCTGACCGCTTCTGGCGCGGGTGGATACGCTAAGAATGCCGAAGGTAAAGCGGTAAACTTTATGATCGTGGACAAGCAGGCAGCTATCCAGTACCAGAAACACACTGTATCCAAGATTATTACACCAGATCAGAACCAGGATGCAGACGCTTGGAAATTCGGATACCGTACTGTTGGTATCGCAGAATGCTACGATAACAAGAAAGACGGTATCTATGTACACACAGTAGCGTAAGGAGTGATCGAATGAATCTGTACGCAGATTATGAATATTACATCTCTGCATACAAGGGAAATCTGGCGAAAGAAGAGTTTGAGAAATCCATTATGAAAGCATCAGCTTATGTCCGAAGGGTTACCTTCGGGTGCGCTGATGACAATATGGAAATGGAAGAAGTAAAGCTTGCCACCTGCTCTGTCTGTGATTTGATTGCAAATGACGAAAAGGTCAGAAGCAAGCATTCTGGACGTGCGGTCACATCCGAGAATACGGATGGATACTCTGTCAGCTACGAAAGCGGAGGAAGCGGGGGAACAGCAGATGAACTGCTTGGCAGAAAGATATTTGACACATTGGAACTCTATCTTATGCCGACTGGTCTCTTATATATGGGGGTAGAATCATGATAACCAACACAGATGCAACACTGTACAGCCGGAAATACAACTCGGAAACCAGACTGGATGAGTGGGAGCGAACTTACATACCTGAGGTATGGTGGTACAAAAATGAAAAGTCGCAGATCACGACAGATGGATTAAAGCAAGCAGACACCTACACAGTCAGAATCCCGGATACGAGTGTGAAAATCAAGAAAGACGATTACCTCGTAAAAGGAGATTGTCAGATTGATATGCAGACGATCAAGGACTTGGACGGACTGGACAAGACTAGAATTACATCTGCAAACTACAATACTTTTGGCGGCAATCCGCATATTAAGGTGGTGGGAGTGTAGTGGCAAAAGGAAAGAAAAAATTCCAGATTGAGACACCGAGAGGTAAGATATCAACTTACACGATTTCCAAGGGAGATTTAAAAGGAAGGACAATAGCGAGACTCGACTGGAATCCGAACTTTAAACCGAATATGGAATCTGGTTTCGCAAGCGCACAGGAGTTTGTTGACTCTGAATGCATCCGGCGTATGAACCCGGAGACTCCAAGACGGACAGGAGTACTCGTTAAGTCAGCAACCCTTGGCACCGTAATTGGAAGTGGTGAGATCAACCAGATTGCACCTTATGCACGTAGACAGTATTACGAGCACAAGGAAAAATCACGATGGTTTGAGCGCATGAAAAACCGCCACAAAGACTCTATCCTGAAAGGAGCGGCTAAGTATGTCAAATCTCATTGACAGCGTCAGATCATACATTCTCACATGTCCGTTTTTAAGCGATGGACGTGTGAACGTGGACTACATTGGAACGGATATGGAGTACTCTGTTGACCCTCTCCCTTGCGACCCGATCATGCAGAGATACATGGATGGTGGGGCAAAGAAGCAGTTCCAGTTTGCGTTTACGAGTCAAGAGGAATACGATCAGGACGCAAGAATCAATATCGAAAACAGTGGATTTTTCCAGAGCTTCGAAGAGTGGTTGGAACAGCAGAGTTTCAATGACAACCTCCCAAAACTCGAAGAAAAGAAGAACCCAATATCAATCGAAACTTTAAACAGTGGTTACTTGTACGATATCAACGAGGAAAAAGCTAAGTATCGTATTGAGTGCCGCTTAATTTATACACAGGAGGTATAAGTATGGCAGTAGCAGCAGCACCAAAATTAGTCGGCAGACATTTGCGTGTGGCATTCATGAACACGGATGCAACGGGCAGTTCGCCAAAATTCGAGAGAATGACCAATTTTACCAGTATGACAAATGGGAAAAATCCAAAAGAGTACTCACGCCAGTACGTGGATGAAAGCACCGAGAGATCAGATGTAGTTGGATATGCCCCAGCTACAGAGTACTCTTTTGATATGTATGCAGGGAATCCTGTACATGAGCGAATTGCAAAAATCCATGACGGTGAGAAAGTTGCGGATGATGCACATGTGGAAGTGGTCACGGTGGATTTTTACAAAAAGAACACGAAAGGTGACAAGTGTTATGCAACAAAGAGAACTTACGCAGTTATCCCGGATTCGGACGGAGATGGAACAGACGCATTGGTTTACAGCGGGTCCCTAAAAGCTGTGTCAGAAATCGAGGAAGGATATGTTACAGAGACTGATATTACATCCAAGACGGTCACTTACACTAAGGGTGATTACATGGGGGAGTAGCTGCCGCCGATTTTAAGGTGGCAAAAAACACAGGAAAGAATAGGAGAGTGAGCCGATGAGCCAGTGGAAATGGAATGACGTAGAGTTCGAAATCGATATGGACGATGTAGAGTTTTTGGAAAGGTATGAAAAAGTATTTGAAAACATCGAGCCGAGGGAGAAGAAGCTTGAAAAGGTTGGAAAAATATCCGAAATAACCAGAGAATATTGTTTGCTGTTTTATGATATTTTTGACGGCATTTTCGGAGAAGGTACTTCCGAAAAACTTTTTGACGGGAAAATGAATTTGAGAGTTTGCGAAGAGTGCTATGATTCGTTCATTGCTGTATGTGAAAAAGAAATCAATGCCGTAAACAAGAGAAGAAATTCTGTTGTTAGCAAATATACTCCGAATAGAGCACAGAGACGTGCAAAGAAATAACATGAATTTTTTCTATGAAGAGTTACCAAACACGGTAAACGTGAAAGGCGAAAACATCAAGGTCATTACGGATTTCCGTGAATACATCAGGCTTTTGGACATGTTAAAAGACCAAGAGCTTGATGCTCTTCAAAAATTCGCGATCATACAGCAGTATTTTCTTGATGACGTAGTCGCAGACGAAGAAGCTATAAGCGCATTGTCCCGCTTTATAACGATGGATACAAATTGCGTAGAGGTTGCGGAGACAGGTGATTGTGGGAGACCGCAAGAAAAGCCAAAGAAAAATTTGTTCTCGTACTCCATTGATTATCCGTATATATTATCCGGCTTTCTCAGGGATTATGGAATTGATTTAATTGACATCAAGTACATGCACTGGTGGAAATTTCGGATGCTTTTCGATGGTCTGTCTGATGATACAGAAATCAAGCAGCGAATAATGTACCGCAGCGTTGATTTATCGGAAATTAAAGACAAAGAAGAGAGAAAGCGAATTAAAAAGATCCAGAAATCAATTCAATTGCCATCTGAGAGCCTGACTGATTATGATATCGGAAATGCTTTTATGTGAGGTGACAGATGAGTTGTAAAATTAAAAAACCATCACTTGAGAGAAAGTGGTATAAGTGTCCTTTTTGCGGGTGCAAGCTATTGATTTATAACAACAATTCCGTTTGCACCAATGCATTTATCAAGTGCCGGACGTGCAAAAAAGAAGTAGAGATTAAGATTTAAGCACTTTAAATTGAGCCATTGAGCCTGTGCTATCCATAAAGGAGGGATAGTATGGGTTATGATGGCTCATTAAAATTTAACACAGAAATAAAAGAATCCGGATTCAATTCAGGAATTTCCAAACTTGGCAGTGTTGCAAGTGGTGGACTGAAGGTGATTGCTGGCTCAGTAGCTGGCGTTGCTGCAGCATTTGGAGCGGTGTCAAAAATGTCTCTTGATTCTGTTGCGAGTCTTGAGCAGAACATAGGCGGTGTTGAGACGCTGTTTAAAGACAGCGCACAGACAGTGATCGATAACGCGAACAATGCGTATAAGACAGCTGGTGTATCCGCAAATAAGTACATGGAGACTGTAACAAGCTTTTCTGCATCACTTTTACAGGGACTCGGAAACAATACCGCAGAAGCCGCCAGAATAGCAGACATGGCAATGGTAGACATGTCAGATAATGCAAATAAATTTGGCTCCAACATGACGGATATCCAAAACGCTTATCAGGGATTTGCGAAGCAGAACTACACAATGTTGGATAACCTGAAACTTGGATATGGTGGAACGCAGGCTGAAATGATCCGCTTGATTAACGACAGCGGCATTCTCAACGAAAAAATAGAGAATCTTGACAATGTGTCGTTCGACCAGATCATTCAGGCAATCCACAAGATTCAAGAAAATATGGGTATTGCCGGAACGACAAGCGCAGAAGCATTGACTACCATAGAGGGTTCTGTGCAATCCGCAAAAGCGGCGTTTGATAACTTTTTGAATGGTTCAAGTTCACCTCAGGAGTTGGCAGATGCTGTAAAGGCGGCGGCTGAAAATATAACGAACAATTTGATGCAGATCGTTCCAAGACTTGCAAAAGAACTCCCGGAAGTTGGAAACCTGTTGATGGACAGTCTTTCGCAGTCACTTAATTCCGGGAAACTTGGAGAAATGATGCAGATCGGCGGGCAAGTTATTTCCAATATAACAACTGGAATCATTCAGTCGTTGCCTGGAATCGTAACTGCGTCAGCGCAGATTATAAGTTCGTTTGCGGAAAATATCAGCACAAGTATACCGCAACTGTTGTCGTCTGGGATCCAGATCATACAGGCAATAATAAACGGGATGATGCAGGTATTACCGTTTGTCGGCTTACTTATAACCCAGCTTATTACAACTCTATACGAGCAGATAACATCTCAGGGGCCAGGTTTGTTGCAGCAAGGCTATGAATTGTTAAGCAATCTGATTGATGGATTCGTAAAGGCAATCCCAGAAGCGCTGCCGAAAGTGCTTGATTTTATACAAGGAATCGGAGAAAAGCTTGCAGAAGCTGCACCTGTAATGATTCAAAAAGGATTTGAGTTGCTACAGAAATTAGTCGAGGGAATTGTGACCGCAATACCGATATTGATTGAGCGAGTCCCAGAGATTATTTCTACATTCGCAAACATTATTAACGACAATTTCCCGACGATTTTAATGAAGGGCGCGGAATTGCTTGGGCAGTTGGCACTCGGGCTTATTCAGGCAATACCAACTCTGATTGCAAACATTCCCCAGATCATAGCAGCTATTGTTGACACACTGATGGCATTCCAGTGGCTGAACCTTGGTAAAACCATTATAACCGCACTGGGAAATGGAATTAAGTCTATGGTCGGATTCGCAATAGAGTGTGGAAAAAATATTTTGAATGGAATTAAATCCTCTATTCAGAATCTTCCAATTTTATTGCGGGATATCGGACGTACTGCGATGACTGGATTCTCAAATGTAATACAGACGTCGATTGTCGCTGTTAAAAACGCTGTTTCTGGGATAGCAAATGCTATTATTAGCACAATCTCATCCGTTCCCGGGAAAATGATATCCATTGGAAGCAATATTGTCCAAGGAATCTGGAACGGAATATCCAACATGACTGGTTGGATTATTGACAAGATTGGAGGATTCGCTGATAGTGTAGTTACATCTATTTGCGATTTTTTCGGCATAAAATCACCGTCCAGAGTTATGCGAGACCAAGTCGGGAAATACCTTGCAATGGGCGTAGGTGTTGGATACGAAAAGTATATGCCGTACAAAGAGATGAAAAAAGTATCCAGTAAGGTAGTGTCTCAGTTGTCTGCATCTGTGAGCGGTATAACGTTATCAGTGCCGGAAAGTGCCGGAAGCCAAACGTACCAGAAAAGCGTTGGAATCCGGAAGTCTGAAAATAATAACGAGCTACTCTATGCAGTAGACCGTCTATCCAGACTTGCCAACAGACCACTCGAGATCATCAATAAGATTGACTCTGTAGAGACATCCAGAGTACTTGCCACTCCGATGCAAAACCAGATTAAAAAGAATCAAGATTTTAAAAAGATGTTAGGAGGGGACAGAAATTGAGCCTATCAGTTAAGTTTAACGACAAAGAACTCGGAAAGTATTTAAACGTGCTTTCTGGGTTCTCCCCATTTAGCGGGGTAGACCGCGAAACAGAACTTTTGGACGGCGCAGAATCGTGTAAAGGGGAAGAATACGGATATACAACTTATAAGTCCAGAACGATAGAAATGCCATTTGAAATTAAAGGAGACATCTTAGCAAGCTATGACGCGATTCAGAAAATCCTAAACGTCGCAGAGCCGAAAAAACTTGTTTTTGGGAATTATCCAGATCGCTACTTTTATGCTGTCCCTGACGGCAATTTTGATATAACACAGGTTGCAATGTTTGGAAAAGGCACAATCACATGGCTAATCCCGGACGGAGTAGCATACTCTACCGCAGAAAAACAATTCACTGGCGTCCAACAGAGCGGATACCAGACCATTACCATCCAAAACAACGGCACCGAATGGACAGACGTGGACTACGAGATCACGCACAATCATGAAAACGGATACATCGGACTAGTAAGCCAGTATGGAGTGATCCAGCTCGGAAAACAGGAAGAAGCGGACGGAGAGAATTACAAAGCGTCTGAAAACCTGTTTGATGGATACAGCCTGTTTCAAGATGATCATGGAACCTCTTATCAGAATCCGGAAAACACCACACAGGGAACACTCGAAGTTAAGAATGTTGCCGGATATAACGTGATGGCATTAAAAGGTGGACAGGCAACATCCGGGTACTGGAACGGCGGAATGAGAACACTTACTATCCCGGTTGACAGCGAGGGTAGGCGTGGGGCGAAGAACTTTTATTGCTACACCCAACACTGGTTTGAGACTGGCTTAATGGGACAGACAGGAGCACAGACCATTGCATTTCTGACGGGAGATAACAAGGTGATTTGCGCCATGTCTATTAACAAAAGTGATACGGTTGGTAATACGGCTCGTATCGAGTGGTTTGCTCCCGGAAACACCTTAATCAGACGAGAAGAGTTCCAGCCGACAGCCTACGAGGGCAATCCGTTTAATCTTAAAATGGGATGCCACAACGACTTTCTAAAAGAGGGCGAAAAGCTGCGTATTTTTTGGTATGGGACTTACATGGAGCGAAATATACCGGAGATCAAGGACATGGAATGTGAGAAGATACAGGTCTGGATCGGACAGTGGGGAGATCGGAATCTTTCGAACCAGTACGTTACGCACAATTATTTAAAAAGCATTCGATTTCGGAAAGACAATGTCGATAAGTATCAGGATGTGCCGAACCGGTATCGTGCCGGAGATGTGGTGTCTATAGACGGAGAGAGTACAAAGGTCTATGTAAACGGGATGCCGGCAAAAGGAGATGAGATTAATGGATCCAATTATCCAAAAGTTCCACCGGGAACAACGGAAGTCCAGTTCTGCTACTCTTCCTTTTCTTCTCCACCGCCGCAGATTAAAGCGAAAATACGGGAGGTATATTTGTAATGGATAACATCAGAATTGCGATTTTAAGCGCAAATAACACGCCAGTAGCGTTTATGGACAACGGGCATAAAAAGTCCATGCACTACTGGAATGATGAGCTACATGAATACTTACAAGGTACGGCAAATACGTACACTTTTACGGTAAACGCCAAACATCCAGACGCAGAACATGTTACAGTTGGAAACAAGGTGGCATTTACACACAAGGGTAAATCTTACTACTTAAATATTGTAAATACCGATCAGACAGAGAAGATAATTACCGCTACGGCATGGTCTCTGTCATTTGAGTTAATCAACGAGGATGCAGGGGAATACAAAGCTGGAAAAGCAATGAGCTTTGAAGAGTACCTCGCTATTTTTGATGCCGAGAGAACACTAAAATTGGGACTCAACGAGGTATCAGATAAGCGGATCACCAATGAGTGGACAGGCACAACGTCTGTATTAAAGAGGCTATTTTCTCTGGCCAACGTATTTTCGGCAGAAATCGAATTCGAGACAGTACTGAACAGGGACTACTCTTTAAAAGAGATTGTCCTAAATGTATATCGGAAACACTCCGATACAGACAGCGGAGTCGGAGAATACCGGAATGACATTGTACTGCGGTACGGGAAAGGAATTACCGGAATCCGTAAGACCACGGATGCAGAAAAGTTATATACATGCATCCAGCCGACCGGAAAGGACGGACTGACGATCAATGGACTGGATAAAAAAGAGTATGATGAGAACGGCAATATCGAATACTTTACAGACGGGGCACTCATCCGGGCACCGCAGGCAAGAGATCGATTCCCGTCCAACATCGTAAACAAGGACGATGCTTATATCATGCTGCGGAAAGAGTACGATACAGACAATCAAGATAAGCTCTATAGCATGGCACTATCTGACCTCAAGACCGCATCCGAGCCAGTAGTGACCTACGAGGTGGATGGATACTTTGATACCAATATCGGGGACACGGTGAGAATGCAAGATCAGGAGTGGACACCAGTCCTTTATCTGCAGGCGAGGGTGTCGGAGCAGGTACGAAGCCTTACCAATCCAAAGACTGCCAAGACAGTGTTTAGCAACTACAAGGAGCTGACCTCCGAAATATCCGACGATCTCATCAAAAGGATGGAGGACTTGATCTCAAAAAACAAAGTCTATACCTGTTCCATCTCTACAAACAATGGTGTTATCTTCAAAAACGGAGTTGGCAGTACAACATTGACAGCCTATGCCTACAACAACGGCGCAGACGTGTCAAGCAACCTGCAGTTCCGTTGGAGCAAAGATGGACAGGAGTTTTATGTTGGTAAGAGCGTTACGGTAAATGCTACTGACGTGGATACAAAGGCGGTGTACTCATTTGAGGCTCTAGAAAATGGGATAAAACGTGGGTATTACGAGGTCACAATCACGGATGTAATGGATGGAGAGGATGGAAAAGACGGGGAACAGGGTCCTCAGGGTGAGAAAGGAGAGCAAGGCGAACAGGGACCTCCGGGTCCACAAGGCGCTCCGGGATTGGATGGTATACAGGGTCCAAAAGGGGATCAGGGAATCCCGGGAAAAGACGGGAAGGACGGAAAAACACAGTACACCCACATCGCCTATGCGAACAGCGCAGACGGTAGGACAGATTTTTCCGTGTCCGACAGTAATAGGGAATATATCGGAATGTATGTTGATTTTACGCAAAATGACAGCGCAGACCCGACAAAATACGCATGGAGTAAGATCAAAGGCGCAGACGGGGCGATCGGAACACCCGGAAAGCCGGGAGCTGATGGAAAGACCCCGTATCTACATATCGCCTACGCAAACAGTGCAGATGGCAAGATGGGATTTTCCACCACGGATGGTACAAATAAGCTCTATATCGGGCAGTACACGGATTATACACAGGCAGATAGTACAGATGCTACGAAGTATACATGGACAAAAATAAAAGGCGAACAGGGACCTCCGGGTCCACAAGGCGCTCCGGGATTGGATGGTATACAGGGTCCAAAAGGGGATCAAGGAATTCCGGGACCTCAAGGAAATACAGGTGCTACTGGACCGCAGGGACCAGCCGGACAGTCCACCTATTTCCATATCAAGTATTCCTCAGTTGCGAATCCTACATTAAGTAGCCAGATGACGGAAACGCCGTCTACATACATTGGTACTTACGTAGATTCTGCTCAAGCGGATAGCACGGATCCAAAGAAATATACCTGGTCACGCTTCCAAGGACTCCAAGGGCCACAGGGAACGCAGGGCATACCTGGAACGAACGGCACAAACGGCAAGACAAGTTATCTGCACATTAAATATTCCAACGATGGAGGTAAAACGTTTACCGGGAACAGCGGAGAAGATGTGGGAACGTATATCGGTACTTGTGTAGATTACAATCAGTCCGATCCTACAAGTGTTAGATCTTATAAGTGGGCGAAGATTAAAGGGGAAAACGGACAGGATGGTCAGGATGGAGCAGACGGTCAGGACGGTGTTGGGATTAAATCTATTACAAAATACTACCTTGCATCCGAAAAAAACACCGGAATTACAACATTCTCTTCCGGGTGGACAACTACAATGCAGACCATGACGGAGACTAAAAAATACCTGTGGAGTTATGACAAGATATACTACACCAACGGAAAAACAGTAAACACAACACCTGTGATCATTGGAGTACGCGGGCAAAACGGAAGTGACGGAACATCCGGCATCATCGTGTCTCCCACACCCCCGGAAAATCCAAAAGTAGGACAGCTCTGGCAGACAGCAAGCGGAGAGCCGATTAAAAGATGGGACGGCAGTAAGTGGGTGATCTATTACATTTCGGTAGAAAATCTGAATGTAGAGGCGCTAAGTGCGATTGCCGCAAACCTCGGAACTGTAACCGCTGGACTTATAAAGAGTCTGGACGGACACTTTTTTATCCAAGTAAATACCGGAGAGATCTACTCCGAGGATGAAAACGGGATAAACAGCTCTGCGATAAGCAAGGGCGTATTTGTAGCGAATGGGATGGACAGCGGCAGACACACAAGCTTGTCTATATTCCCAACGCAGATTGCGCAGTATTTTGACGGAGCCACCATTTCCAACCTTGTTATTTTTAAACGGGACGGTATATTTGTTAAAAGCTCCGGATCATACGAAATAAACATATCTAAAGCAACAAATTATGACTCCGGAAAAATAAAAGGACCATTCGCCAGCACAAACTCATCCAACTATATACAGGCGGAGCTAATAAGGAGAGGGTGCGTGGTTACATGTAAAATCACGGCACTTATACAATTTCCAAACACAGGATCGCACGGACCGTTTGACGAATTAAGGATCCCTATAGGATATCGACCAGTCGTAGACATAGTAGAGACGTACAGCGAATTGGTTGGTCCGTCAGTTATCGGGACTGGCAGATATTATATTTCAAAAGACGGAGGAATATCCATTGTAACTGGCAAGACAGACTACTGTGAACGCATAAAGACATTTACATGGATTACGGATGACTAAAGGAGTGAATATGGAGATCAGAGCGAGACCGTGAGGGTCTTATTTTTATACTTAAAAATTAGAAAGGAAAGTGAGGATATGAAGAAAATGGAGCAGTTGGCAAATGTAAAAGCGTTTTTATGCATGGTATTCGGAGCTATTGCAGGAGGATTTGTAAATCTGATTGGAGGATGGTCCGAGGATTTGACTACATTACTCATTTTTATGGGAGTGGATTTCGTACTCGGATTGCTGATCGCAGCCTTTTGGAAAAAGAGCAACAAGTCAAAAAATGGGGCACTGAGCAGCTACTCTGCATGGAAAGGTCTGTGCAGAAAAGGGGTATCCCTACTGATCGTACTTATTGCATATCGGCTGGATGTTACTCTCGGCGTAGACTACATCCGTACAGCCGTGGTACTGGCATTTATAGCAAATGAGGGTATCTCGATTTTGGAAAATGTTGGAATTATGGGTGTGAAATATCCGGAAGCGTTAAAAAAAGCACTGGATGTTTTAACAAATAAATCACAGGAGCAGGAGGGCGAGTAATCGTCCTCTTTTATTGTGCGATATCGCACGGAAAGGAGTTAAAATCATGGGAAGCAAGGAATTTTTAAACATTTGCAAAGCAAAGGTGGCGGATTATTTTAATCAGAATAAAGACAAGACTGATACATCTGACAACATGACGGTAGATGATGTATTTGTAGTTTGGTATTGCAAAACACTGCAAAATCACAAGGCATTGCTTAGTACGCCGGTAAGTGATGGTATGTATTACGAGATCACTTACAGTGGAGATAAGAATGAGATCTACTTTGATGCTTATAAAAAGTGGGAAAACATTAAATTTGATATGTAATTGTGCGACATCGCACGGAGGAGGTGAGATCATGAGCGAACAGAACGAATTTGGCAGAACAACAGCAGAGGAACTGGAAAAAGTATTTGAAGCAGAAGAGCAGGAGGAAGAGAAAGAATGAGTATCTGTAGAGGAATTGCCGGCAGGAGAGGGATGAATCCTGTCGGTATTTTTATCCACAACGGGGCAGACAGCCAGAACGCAACATCGGAATACTATAAAAACTACTTGCAGAGAGCAAACTTGGAGGATGGATTTGCGCATTATTATGTTTGTAGTGATGGAATTCTGCAAGCAGAGGATGATTCAAACTGTGCTTGGCATTGCGGAAATTCGAATGGAAATCTTAATTTCTTGGGAATAGAAGTCTGCCAGAGTATGGGCGATCTGAATGTATTTAAAGCGAATGAGGAAAAAGCATTACAGTTGGCAGCACAGAAGTGCAAGCAGTATGGAATTACACCAAGTGCAAGCACGATCATGCTGCATCAGGAGGTGTTTGCAACCGATTGTCCGCACAGATCAGTGGAGATTCACGGCGGCGCAGCGCAGACAAAAGCCTATTTTATTAACCGTATCAAGGAGCTTATGAACGGAAACCAAAGCACAACAACAGATCAGGAAGGAGAAGAGACTATGCAGTGTATGTTTACGGTGAAAGGAAAAGGATGTGTTTATTGGATGCATGATGGAGTGGTTACAGCTTTAGCACACCCTGACGAGTTAAAAATCATTCAGCAAATTTATAAGGATAACTATGGACATGATATGCCATGTTACAGTTGGAGCAAGCCAGCGCCATGGCATATTAGGCTGATGGAACCATTATATCGTGAACCCGTAAAATCTATTTAATAAAAATCCCCTCGGAGATCAGCTCTCTGAGGGGAATCAATATTATTTGTTAGTGAAATGTATTTTTTAATAAATTCAATTCAAGCCCCTCTGTGTTATAATAATATGTAGTCAATGCAAGAGGGGGAACAATTATGGAATATCAGATCTACGAATCTTACGATACGTTTTTACTATACCAAGAGTTTATGGAGATACCAGGAAATACTTTTAAATTTCGGCTGCCAGAAGGGATGATCCTGACAACCGAAATGATGCACACCTTTTTACGGGCTGCGTATATGAGTGTTGGACGGATGGAGTTGCCGTCCTGAGAATATTGTATCAATCTTATTTTTATCAAAAAGTTACTACTTATTTAATGTGTATTAGTTGCATCTTAGATGTGCGAAAGAACTGGCCCAT